CTCCTACTCGGCGTGCAGTGCGATGATGGTCCGGGGCGTGTAGCCGCAGCGGCGTGCCTCGGCGTTGATGGCCTTGCGGACGGCGCTGCCGGGCCGGCTGGCGAGGTAGATGCCGGCCAAGCGCTTCCATCCCAGCCGCTCGATTCGGCGGACGCCGCCGCGCCCGGCGGCCAGCAGCCACCGCAGCGTCGCGGCGTCGTCCTTCGCGTTCCTCTTGGTCTTCTTCGCGTCCATCGGTTTCTCCTTCCGCATGTTCATGACCACATGAGGCCATGGTTTTCCGCCCCCGCCAAGGCAATTGCCGGAAACCCATGCAGATTCACGAATCTTCTATGTTCCGCTGAGGGCGCGACTTATGGCCGTTGACGAAAAACGTTCCACCGATGTACCTGCCCAGGCCGCGGAATCCGGCGCCCCGGGCGGCCCCCCGGCGGACGGGGCCGTTAACCCCGTGGCGCTGACCATCGAGCAGCTCGCGCGGATGCTCGCCGTGCCCGCCGAGAAGGTCCGCGACCACGTGGCGGCCGGGGCGCCGGTGGCGGCGGATGGGACGGTCAACCTAGTGCACTACGCTGCGTGGCTGAACCGCGAACTGGGCCGGGAGAACGACGATGACAGCCAAGTCCCGAACCTCGAGAATGGCCGCGAAGGGAGATCCACCCAATGAGCAATGATCGACGACAGAGGGCCCTGGTGCAGCTTGTGGCAAACGCCGAGGCGGTTTCGCGCAGGCATCGAGAGGAGATCGAGCGCCTCGCTCCCGTCAAGCCAGGCGGCACGGCGTTCCTCCCCGGCTACGCTCCGTACATCGGCTCCGACTACTTCGCGGACCGAACAAAAGGGCGTCGGGTGCTGTTCTACGCGCTCAGCCAGAACCTCCACGATGGCTATGAGCCGGCGAAGACCTGGGCGGAAGAGTGGTCAATCGGCTTGGACCGACAGAACCACTCGTATGCGTGCGAGGGAACGGCCGCGATGCACCCCTTTGACACTGGCCACATCCCCGTCCTGGCTTCGCTGATTCGTTCGAGCCTGTCGGCCAAGTTGCCTGGTCCCGGAGAGAGCATCTACCCCGAAGTGGCCGCCACGAATCTCTCGAAGTTCTCTTTCCGCAGCCCCGACAGGAGGCTGGCGATCGACGACATTGACAGCCTTCGTCTCTGCTGGGAGTGGTTCTCACGGCTGGAGGTGGACGTGCTCTGCCCAGATGTCATCGTCTGTCTGGATGCCCGTGTGCATCGCATCGTGCGCCGCGAGCTTGGCGACAGGCGCGGCATCATCCGGCTGCCTTTCCCCAGCCTGCGTGTGATCAACAGGCACTACCGGAAGCCGCTTTGCGCAGGCCACCTGTCGGCTCAGCAGATCTGCAGACGGATCGCCGCATGCGACCTTCATCGACACGTGGGCCACAACCATACATTGGCAAGTCTGGTTGAACGCGATGTCTACTACTTCGCCGAAGTCAACCGTCGGGTGGTTCCCAAGCTTGAAGGGGTCGCCGGGAGGGATCTGACACCACATGGCGATTGACCCGTCCAGGCTGACGCAGTCGGAGCTGCTCCAACTCGTCAACGCCACGCCGTTGGGCGCGGTGCTGACGCGGTCGCGCCTGCGCCGGCAGATGGACGCCGGGGCCCTGCGCTTCGGCGACGGCACGCACATCCACCTGGTGCGCTACGTCCGATGGCTCGTCGGCGAGCTGGACAAGCCCCGGCCGGCGAAGATGGACTACGCCGAGGCCAAGCGCCGCCAGGCCCAGCGCAACCGCGCCGCCACCAAGGCCGCCCAGGACATCTACCCCATCCCCGAGATCGCCGACCTCGACCGCCGCAACGCCTGCGGTGATTCGTTCAAGCTGTTCTGCCAGACGTACTTCCCGCGGGCCTTCTGGCGGCCGTGGTCGGACGACCACCTCCGCGTCGTCGCCAAGATCGAGAAGGCCGTCCGCGAGGGGGGCCTGTTCGCCTTCGCGATGCCCAGGGCCAGCGGTAAAACCAGTTTGGCCCGCTGCGCCGCGCTGTGGGCGGTGCTCTACGGCTACCGGCCGTTCGTGTGCATGATCGCCGGCAGTCAGGGCAACGCCCGCGAGCTGCTGCGCCCCATCCGGATCATGGTCCTGGAGGAGCCGCTGCTCCTGGAGGACTTCCCTGAGGCGGTCCACCCGTTCCGCTGCCTGGAGAACTCCTCGAAACGCCAGGGCCAGCAGCACATCCAGGGCCAGCTCACGCACGTCCACTGGGGGCTGGACAAACTCGTCTTCCCGACGATCGAGGGCGAGCACCTGCCCATGGAACTGCGACAGGACGGCTACGAGACCAGCCCGTCATCCGGCTCGATCATCACGACGACCAGCCTGGACAGCCACCTCCGTGGGCAGCAGCACACGCGGGCGGACGGGTCGATCATCCGGCCGTCGCTGGTGCTGCTCGACGATCCGCAGACGCGGGAGTCGGCCCGATCGGCCGACCAAACGAAGAAACGCCTCGACCTGCTGCACGGCGACGTGATGGGCATGGCCGGGCCCGGCGAGTCGATCTCGGCGCTGCTGACCTGCACGGTGATGTACGAGGACGACCTGGCCGACACGCTGCTGGACCGCGAGAAGTCGCCCGAGTGGGACAGCGAGCGGACGAAGCTCGTCTACGCCTGGCCGACCAGCCAGAAGCTCTGGGAGCAGTACGCCGACATCCGCAAGGCCAAGGGCCGCAACGCCGCGACGGAGTTCTACGCCGCCCGCCAGGCCGAGATGGACGCCGGCACGGCTATCGCCTGGCCGGCCCGGTTTGATGCGAAGGTCGGGGAGATCAGCGCCATCCAGCACGCCATGAACCTGCGCCTTCGGATGGGTCCCGAGGGTTTCGCCGCCGAGTGCCAGAACGAGCCGGTGCTCCAGCAGACGGCCGACGGCGCCCTGACCGTCGAGCAGGTGATCGAGAAGGTCAACGGCCACAAGCGCCGCGAAGTGCCGCCCACGGCCACGCGGCTGACGATGTTCGTGGATCTCCACGACAAGCTGCTGTTCTACGCGGTATGCGCGTGGCAGGAGGACTTCACCGGCTTCATCGTCGAGTACGGCACGTTCCCCGACCAGCGGCGGAGCGTGTTCACGCTGGCGGACGCCTCGCGCACGCTCGGCCGGGCGTTCCAGGGCATGGGCACCGACGGCGCCATCCACGCCGGGCTGAAGAAGCTCATGTGCGAGCAGCTCTCCCGCGAGTGGAAGCGCGGCGCGGGCCTGTTGAAGATCGACCGGCTGCTGGTGGACAGCGGCTACAAGCCGGGGATCGTTGCCGCAGTCCAGCGCGAGGTCGGTTCCGCCGCCGTCATGCTCTCCAAGGGCGTGGGCGTCCGTGCCAGCCGCAAGCCCTTCGCCGCCTACACGCAGAGGCCCGGCGAAGTCCTCGGCAACCACTGGTACATCCCCAACGTCCGCCGCACGGCGCAGTTCCCGCACGTCTTGGTGGACACGAACTACTGGAAGAGCTTCGTCCACACCGGCTTGCTTACGGCGCCGTCGGACCGCGGCTGCATCAGCCTATACGGCACGGCGAAGACCAACCACGTGTTGTTCGCCGAGCACATCGCGCGTTCGGAGCGGTGGGTCGAGGTCACGGGCCCGTACGGCACGGTCCGCGAGTGGTCGGTCCTGCCGACCAAGCCCGATAACCACTGGCTGGACTGCCTCGTCGGCTGCGCCGTCGCGGCGAGCATGCTCGGCGTCCGCGTCCCCGGCCAGGACGCCAAGCCGGTGCGGAAGCGGAGGCGCTACAGCCAGGAAGACCTTCGGCGGAGATAGTCATGGACGACACGACCAGCAGGAAAAAGTGGCCCTCGTCCGACTCTCAGCGCGGCGTGGTCTGCCCGTGTTGCGGCTGCGCCGACCTGCGCGTGCGGAATACCCGCTACTCCCGCGGCCGGATCGTGCGATATCGCGAATGCCGCTATTGTGGTAAGCGGATCACCACCTACGAGGTCACTCCGTCGATGCTCGCAGATCGGACCATTCATCGGAAGTGAATGGCACAGCTTGGCCCAAGGGAATCCTGCTTCGTGCCTAAGCATCTTGACGAAGTGCCGCCACTTTCGTATCCATCTTGGAGTTTGGTTTGCGTGAAGGCGCGGCCAGGCAGGCTTTGTATCAGAGCTTCGCCCATGGATTCAGCGAGGGAATCCGAAATACGATTGGATCATCTGCCGTCGCCGCCTTTGCGCAAGGTCGGCGAACGGACCGTGCGGCTTACGGCAGGTGATCCAGAGAAGATCGGGAGCTTCGTTCCCTTACCGGATTTCCCGGGCCTCTCGTACGATCTCTCTCGCGGTAAGACACGATGCCTCTCCCACGCAGCAGATCACCTTGTCATCTCTCGCGCGAGCAAGGTGCACATCGTCCATGGCGACAACGCGATCTCCTGCCCAAGAAGAATCGACGATCTCCATGCAGGCGCAGCCAATAGCAAGACCATTGTTTATTTGGCGGGACGGGACAGAGAGTTCGGCATTCTGGACGTTTCGGAGGGAAGACTGAGCCTGTTTGGCCTCGACCTCCCAATCTTCACCGTCGCCATTACAGAGGACATCCTGCTCGCCGGGATGCGAGAGTCGCCAGACGGCAACGGCACCCTTCTCTGCATGACGCCGGAGGGTCGTTACCTCTGGGCCACGCCCTTCAAAGGGGCAATCGAGACCTCATTCGGCCCTGTTCGTGTTCAGCCATACCGGCTCCTCATAGCCAAGCCAGACCTCTTCTTTGTCGCGTCATGGAGCCATGTCCTCCGGATTGATGTACAAGACACCGTCCTGCATCTCGCCGACAAGGAGGTATCTCCGGCCACCCGAGGGAGTCTCTCGGCAGTCCTTGGCGACTACATGGCTCACGCGCCCGTCCAGTGCCTTGCCTACGAGCCATGCAGGGGGAACCTGTTTGTGTCAGACCAAAGCAACTCCCTGTCTTGTTGGGATTCGGTGGGCAACGTGATGTGGCGTGTCGAGTTCGGCTACTACGGCTGCGAATTCTGCCTCTTCCGGGACCTGGGAATCTGGGCGTGGGGCAATCGCCCGGGTGGGGGCTTCCTCGGCTACTTCACGCAAAGTGGCGATCACATCGGTTCGCTGCCGTTTCCCAGCGATGCCATCCGCACCGGGAAAGTGGGTCCAGACGGTTCGCTGGTCTTCGTGAATCACGGACGGTCTGGCGCGTGGCGGGCCACGATCGACGGGTGCATCAGCCGGATCTTCGAGGTGACCTCGTAAGCTTCAGAAGGGCTGGGGCCATCCCCGATTCAGTGCTTGGCCCGAAACGCGCGCTTGTCTCAGCGAAGAGCGCCTGCGGTACAGGCACGAGCCGCGATGGGCAGACTGGCCTCGGTATGCGGCGAATGGTGGAGCAGTTGTGATACATGTGGCACAATCTGCGCTGCGAGAACTGAATGCCCTTGGAGCGCGCATTCTCGTGGGGTAGGCTGAGTACGCGCGAACAGCACTGCCGCGTTGATAAATGAATATCGCCCAAAGGCAGGGCTGGCCAGCCCTGAGCCTTCGGAGACGAAGCTGAAGCCCGTCGAATCGTGCACGACGATCCGGCGGGCTTTTTCTTTGGGCGCTACAGCGGGAAGAGCCCTGGTGGGCTGGTGGGTCTCATGCGTCCGCCGCGGCCGGTTCGATTCCGGCTCCCGCCTTCGCCTGTCGGCTACGGCGGGCAGGCCCGCGATGAGGTGGAGCGATGGCAGACGACCTGAAGGACGCGATCAAGCAGAACGCCGAAGGGCCCAAGCAGGCCGGTGCGGACGGCGTCAACGTCCAGCAGCACTCGCTGGACGACCAGATCGCCGCAGACAAGTACCTGGCCGGCAAGGAGGCCGTCTCCAAGAACCCCGCCAAGGCGTTCGTCCGCGTCAAGATCGTCCCCCCGGGAACCGTGTAACGATGGGATGGTGGCCATTCACAAGGCGAAGCAAGCGAGCCGGCGCCACGGCGCACACGGTGGTCGTCCGGGCCAAGTTCGACTCGGCGCAGACCAACGCGGACAACCGGCGGCACTGGGCGAACGCCGACGGGCTGTCGGCCGACGCCGCGGCCAACCCCGGGGTTCGGCGCATCCTCCGCAACCGCGCCCGCTACGAGGTGGCGAACAATTCCTACGCCCGGGGGATCGTACTCACGCTGGCCAACGACGTCGTCGGCACGGGGCCGCAGCTCCAGATGCTCAGTGACAGCACCGAGGTCAACCAGGCCGTCGAGCGGGAGTTCGCCGCGTGGGCGAAGGCGGTGGACCTGCCCGGCAAGCTCCGCACCATGCGGATGGCCCGGGCGCAGGACGGGGAGGCGTTCGCGGTCCTGTTCAACAACGACGGGCTCGACAGCCCCGTCAAGCTCGACCTGAAGCTCGTCGAGGCCGACCAGGTCGCCACGCCGTCGGCGAAGATCAAGCAGGCCCCCAACGCGGTGGACGGCATCGTCTATGACGAGTCCGGCAACCCGAAGGAATACCACGTCCTGAAGGCCCATCCCGGCGGAGGCGCCGCCAGCGCCGCACTCGACTTCGACCCCGTGCCGGCCGACAGCGTGGTCCACTGGTTCCGCGCTGACCGGCCTGGCCAGCGTCGCGGCCTTCCGGACATCCTGCCGGCGCTGCCGCTGTTTGCGCAGCTCCGCCGTTACACGCTGGCGGTCATCCTGGCGGCCGAGTCGGCGGCGAACGTCGCCGTGCTGATGAAGACCAACGCCCCGGCCGGCGGGGAGGCGGCGGAAGTCGAGCCCATGACGGAGATGGAGTTCGTCCCGAACATGGCCGTCTTCACGCCCGAGGGCTGGGAGCCGCAGCAGGTCAAGGCCGAGCAGCCGGCCACCACCTACGACATGTTCAAGCGGGAGGTCCTCAACGAGATCGCCCGTTGCCTGAACATGCCGTACAACATCGCGGCCTGCAACAGCAGCGGCTACAACTACGCCTCGGGTCGGCTGGACCACCAGACGTACTTCAAGAGCATCCGCGTCGAGCAGTCGCACATCGAGACGGTCGTCCTGGACCGCATCCTCGAGGCGTGGCTGGCCGAGGCCACCAAGGCCCTCGGCCTGGGGCAGCTCGGTGATGCCTCCCACCAGTGGTTCTGGGACGGCCACGAGCACGTTGACCCCGCCAAGGAAGCCAACGCCCAGGCCACCCGCCTGGCCAGCAACACGACCACGCTCGCCGCGGAGTATGCGCGCCAGGGCAAGGACTGGGAGACGGAACTGCGTCAGCGCGCCAAGGAAGTCGCGCTGACGAAGGAACTGGGGCTGACGGCCGCGCAGGCGGCGCCAGCGGATCCGGCGGATCGGCCGGACGTCACGGAGGACGACGATGAAGACGACGAAGACGAGCGTCAAGAATCCCGAGCCGCGTGAGCTGGACCTCGCGGCGTCGCTGACCATCGAGGCGGCCGAGGCGCCGCCGGAAGGCGGTGTCGGAAAACCCCGCAACCGCCGCTTCACGATGGTCGCCTACACCGGCGGCCCCATGCGGATCGCGGGGTTCTCCTATCCCGTCGTCGTGGACCTGGCCGGGCTGGACCTGGCCCGCGCGTCGTTCCCCGTCTTCGTCGGTCACCAGCAGGATCCCGACTATCTGCTCGGCCAGGCCGACCGCGTCGAGGTGGTCGGCACGAACCTGGTGGCCAGCGGCGACGTGATCGACGTGGCGCCGAAGGCCCGGCAGGTGGTGGAGGCACACGATCGCGGCTTCCGCTGGCAGGCGAGTATCGGGGCCCTGGTCCTGGCGCGTGAGTACGTCCCCGAGGGCCGAACCATCAACGTCAACGGAAGCGCCCTGTCGGGCCCGTTCATCGTCGCCCGGAAGGCCGAGTTGGGCGAGATCAGCTTCGTGTTCAGCGGGGCGGATCGCAACACATCCGCCGTCATCGCGGCCGGTGCAAGAAGAGCCGGCAAGGAGAACCCAATCATGGACGAGAACGTGAAGGACAACACGGATGTTGCCTGCCTGCCGGCCAGGCAGGTCGAGGGCAAGGAGCAGACGGGCGGCGAGAAGGCCGAGAAGATCGAGGCGCAGGCGAAGACCGCGACGGGCACCCCCGACGCCGCCGACGCGGTGACGACCGACCCCGTGGCCGACATGCGCGCCCAAGCCGCAGCCGAGCAGGAGCGGATCGCGGCCGTGCGGAAGGTCTGTGGCGACAAGCACGCCGAGATCGCCGCGAAGGCCATCGCCGAGGGCTGGGACGTGACGAAGACGGAGCTGGAGGTGCTCCGGGCCGATCGGCCCAAGGCGCCGGCCGCGCACGTGCCGGACAACACGATGACGGGCACGATCCTCGAGGCCGCGTGCATGTTGACCGGCGGGGTCAAGGGCGACGACGTCGTGGCCGCGTTCGGAGAGCAGGCCGTGGACACCGCCCACAAGCGCTTCCGCGGGGGCATCGGCCTTCAGGAGCTGCTGCTCGAGGCGGCGTGGGCCAACGGCTACGACGGGCGGAACTTCCGCGACAGCCGGGGCGTCCTGCGCTTCGCCTTCCGCCCGGACATCCAGGCGGGCCTGTCCACGATCGACATCGGCGGGATCCTGTCGAACGTGGCGAACAAGTTCCTGCTGGAGGGCTTCTTCAGCGTCGAGCGGACGTGGCGGAATATCTGCGCCGTCCGCAACGTCTCGGACTTCAAGACCGTCACGAGCTACCGGCTGATCGGGCGCGATCAGTACGAGATCGTGGCGCCGGGCGGCGAGCTGAAGCACGGGACGCTCGGGGAGGAGTCCTACACCAACAAGGCCGACACCTACGGCCTGCTGCTGGCCATCGACCGGCGCGACATCATCAACGACGACCTCGGCGCCATCACGACCGTACCGAGGAAGCTCGGGCGGGGATCGGGCCTCAAGATCAACGACATCTTCTGGACCGTCTTCCTGGGCAACAGCGACTTCTTCAAGACGGCCAACAAGAACTACCTCACGGGGACGGACACGGTCCTGTCGATCGACGGACTGACGAAGGCCGAGGTGGCCTTCCTGGACCAGGTCGACAGCGACAACAAGCCCATCGGGATCATGCCGGCGATCGTGCTGGTGCCCACGGCGCTCAGTGCGATCGGCACGATGCTCTACAAGAGCCTGGAGCTCCGGGACACGACGGCCAGCACGAAGTACCCCGTGGCCAACTTCCACCAGGGCAAGTTCCGCACCGAGGTCAGCCGCTACCTGGCCAACAGCGCGTACACCGGCAACAGCGCCAAGGCATGGTACCTCCTGGCCGACCCGACGGACCTGCCGGTGATCGAGG